AACGATCGTTTCGCCGTAGCCGGCAGCCCTGAAGAAAAGCCCCGTCTTCGGTGCCACGCCGGCAGTGCCCGATCCCGACAGCTCGAAGCTGAACGAGATCGCCGCCAGCCGCTGCACCGGGAACCGCGGCCGGTTGCTTACGTGCGGATACAGGATGTCCCGGTCAATGAGCTCCATCTGCAGCGGGCTCAGTGCCAGGTCATTCATGACCCGGATCACATCGGTGCCGGCCAGCGTCTCCGCCGTGCCGTAGGTGTCCTCGATCCCCGCGAGGATGAGCCTGTCGTCAAACCTGGCCATGGGCCTCCTCGATCGGTGATGGAGCGGGATCCTTCGCGGGTTGCTTCACCCAGTCGCCAGTCGTGGGGTCCAGCCGAAACCGACCGCCGGCGATGGGCCGCGGCTTCCGTCTGGGCTTGGCTGGTGGCTTGGCGTCGCTCACGCTGCGAAGACGCAGAGAACTATGGCCATGCTACCGGGCTGCTCTGCGAACGCCTATCAGGCGGTCAGGTCGTGCACTGACGTTCGATACCGGACGATGTAGACGCAACTGGTCCAGCCTGCAGTGGCGTCCGCCTGCTCCCGCTGGTGGGTCACATCCCCGGGCCACACGTCGAACGCGACACCGCCCAGCGTCCGGTCTGCCATCAGCGCGGTGTGAATCTCGTCGATGATCGGCGCGGCCAACTGCTCAGGGATCGGCCCCCTGGTGTGCACGACCACCGACACCGGCAGCCGCCAATCGATCTTGCAGGTAGAGACGGGCTGTTCAGATGGTGAGTCAATGCCTGGTTCAATCAGCAGGCACGGCGCCTCATTCCGTGCGAAGGCCTCTGTTCGGCTGCGGTAGATCCGGGTCCCCACGCCGGTAGTGCCCTGCAGCGCGTCTTTGATCGCCTCAAGGATCTGCTCCCGCTTGATTGCCGTCATGGCTGCCCGCCTCCCTGCCGCCGCCCCAGCAGGCCGCGCGTCTGCTCTTCCCTGCGCAACGCCGGGTTGTAGGTGTTGAAGCCGGCCAGCCAGCCCACGCCGGCACCGCCACCAGCGCCCAGGACCGAGTTGAGGGCGAAGAGGTAGCAGCGATCAATCTGATCCATGCCGCGGGCCTGGCGCCGGCAATCGACCAAATAGATGGTGGCGACGACCGCCAACAGGGTGGAGGCAGTGCCGAGGATTTGGGCACCGCTACCGATTGCGCCGAGGATTGCCGATGCTTTCATTTCTTCTCCTCCTCCCGGAGTCGGATTTCCATGTTGTCAAGTAGTCTAACCGCACGGCCCAATGTCTCTTCAATCGCCTGGAATCGCGCCACGTATTGAGCATCACGGATTGCCACCTGATTGCGCAGCTGCTCATGCTGCTCCGGCAAGATGCGCGCCAGATACGTCACGCTGCCAGTGATGACGGCAACCATCGCCGCAGTGCCGTACATCACCAGCGCCTTAACGAACTCGCGACGCAAGTCGTCAGCCGGCTTAGGTTGCTCTCGGGGTTTCCAGGGGGGCATCGGGCATTGTGGCGGGGCCATGAGGGCGGGGGTCATGGTTCAGGGTTCCCGGTGGGGTGGGTCATAAAGCAATGCGCCGGAAAGCACGCAATCTGACGACGTTAAGATTAGACCCAGCGACCTGGGATCCGTCTACAAAACTAACGCGATTCACTAGAGCCGCGCTTGTATCCGTGCTCGTCCAATGCGCTGCCTCAATAAACGCCTCCGCACCAGTGGACTGAAACGCAGTAACAGATGTTTGCGCAGGTATGCCTGTAGTTCTGTTTGCCGTGCGCCTTGGCACTGAGTAATTGTTAACGCCCCAGCCTATGGCGTTTGCCAGAGTAGTAGGCTTAAAATTTTCGTATGCTATATCTAGCTCAGCCGTTGCTGGCAAATACCAATCAGTGAAGCCACCAATACTGAGATTAACGCAGAACTGTGCGGCGGGATGAGCTGCAATCCCGGCGGCAACGATTGCAGCGGTATTAGCAGCGCCATCAAATGGACTGGCAGTGTTTGCGGTCGCGGTCGCGGTCGTTTTCCATGCCAGGCCTGATGTCGCATAGCCAGTTGCTCGTGGCGCCACGATCAGAGCATGGGTCGGATTCCCGTTTGCGGTATGGCTGATCAGGCCCGCGTAGAAACCACCGCCAAAGGCATCACCGATGGCGGGGAGAGCGATGCCGGATGATGCGCCCACCGCACCCAAGAACGCCAGATCCCCCGGCCCAAACGCCCCACTCACGATTCACCTCCGAGCCCCGCGACGAACTCCGCCGGCAGGTCATGCACGACCGCCAACGCCTGCAGCCCGGCGACCATCTCGGGCGGGATCAGGCTGGCCGCCAGCGCAGTTCCCCAGGCGCGGAGGAATCCGCGCTGATCGCCCAACGTCGCGACACCCAGCCCTACGCCCAGCCCCAGATAGAGCCGCTGGTCCAGTGCTTGTGCACTGGAAAGCAACACATTCACATTATTCGGCAATGCCTCATAGAACGCGATCCACTGGGGCGGGTGCGTGGCTCGGTAGTACGCATCAGCTTCCTCCTCTGTCAGCGGCTCCACCTCCCACTGCTGCAGCCACTGCCCGCCCCGCTCGATCGGCGCCGCCTCGACCACCTTCTCCGCTGCCGGGTCAATCTCAGGCTGTGGCTGCGGTTCCACCCGGAACACACCGAACACCGCCAGTTCCCGATCGCTCGGCGCACTGCTGAATGAGCGTGTGGGTTCATCACGCCGGAGCAGCTCCAGGTCGTAGGGCCAGATCGTGGTGCCATCAATCAGGCGGATCATCGTCACGGCTGCACGGCGTAGGCTGCCACCACATCGGCATTCGTGGTGCCGTACGCGGCGAGCGACAAGACCGCAACCTTCGATGCGGCGATATTCGCCGGCTTCGGGCACACGAACTTCCAATCGGTCGGGAACGTAAGCGCCCGCTGAGTGCTGTCACACACCAGCCGCAAACGCACCTCGCGGCCGTTGGCAAGATTGCTGCTCAGGAACTCCAGCGCACCGGTGAGACTGATCGTCGCCATCTGCTGATCACGCGCCGCAAAATCCAGCGTGACCTGCGCGGCATAGCTGATGGTGCCGTACCCGCTCGCTGGCTGGAGCCCCGCCGCCGAGGTGGTAACCAGCGGCAACACCGCGTCATCACCAGTCGAGCTGCGCACCTCACGGGTGGCAGCGTCGTAGGTGATGTTGGTGGGGACGTTGACCTGGGCCCCGCTGGCGATCCCGTCGAGCTTGGTCTTCGCGCTGCTCGCTGCCCACCAGGCAGCGATGGCCTGAAACACCCGCTGGGCGGTGAACGCACGCCGGGTGGTGGCGGTGCCAGCCTCGGCCTCGGCTTGCTCGATCGTGGCGGCAGTCCACTCCCTGGCATCGCCCAGGGCGGCGTTGCCCGGCTGAACCGCCGTGTCCGCAAGCGCCCCCTGGGCGGCCGTGGCCGCGCCGATGTCCGCAGGTGTCAGCGCATCGGTGCCGCCGGTGGCGTGTGTGGTCTTGTGCGGATCCGGCGCACCTCCCCCCTCACCACCACCGCCCGGCTCAAACGGGAGCGAGGTAAACGCCGTCACACCATCTCCCACCTTCCGCCGCCCGGTCGACTGCCCCGTTTCCGGATCTTTCTCGATCCAGTTCTCCCCCTCGAGCAGGACCGGATTCAGAGCTTCCATCTCCGCCAGCTCCGCCAGCAGCTGCCGAACCCGCGCTTCGATCATGCTCATTTCCAGTCTCCGTTCAGGACGTGCGCCACTGCCAGTCGTTGCGGGTTGTCGAAGATCCCATCCCCATCAATCACCACCTCAGCCGTTGACTGCTGCAGCGGCTGCAGCGTCACAACACAAAAACGGCCATCATCAACCCTGCGCACTTCGCGCACGCTGTACAATCCTCCGTCAACCTCTAAGGGTTGCTCATAACCCAGCCACCCAAACTTCGATGTTTCGCACCTCACTTGATAGTCAGTGCTGATCCCCATGTCGCTGAGGATCCCCTCCGCCGGCATGTCAGGAATCCCCAGCCCCGACGGCAGACCGGCGCCAGCCGCAACGCTGACGCCGAAGTCGGAGAGGAAGACCGTGAGATCCTCGGTGAACATTAGTCGTACTTCTTCATGCCGTAGCCGTTCACGGTGATAGCACTCGATGCAGTGCCTCCCTCGGCCGTCACACTGAACCGGATCCAGCGCTTCAGGTTGTCGGAGTTCAGAGTCAGCACCTGCTTGCTGGCAGCATTGCCGATCTGGGTGAAGCCGCCACCGGTGACGGCGGTGTAGCTGCCGCCCTCGGTGTCCGACTCCTCGATCCGGCAATCGAACGTAGCGCCAGATCCCGCAGCCGTAGCATTCAGGATGATCTGGATGTCACCCTCCAGCCCGCCCAGGTCGACGCCCGACTGATCGCCGACGGCGGTGATGGTGGTGGTGGCGAGAAGCGTGAAGTGCTGGAGTTTCTCCAGCGCGTACTGAGTGATGGCCATGGTCAGATGATGGAGCGAGGTTTGCGGGGGCGGTTGCTGTGTTGCCGCAGATTTTCTGCATGCTGTTCAGCCTGCAGTTCAGCTAAATGAGGCGCTGCCGTCTCGGGTGTCAGCACCACGGGAGCCGGATCCTGCCCGACTGCTTCCGCCTTGCCCATCACCAGCAGGATGCCGGCGTCGGGATCAGCGGCATCGATCACATCACCAACCCTCGCGGGCTGGCCATTGATGCTGGTCTGCTTCAGAATCCGGATCCTCATGGCTCAGTCTCAAAGGGTGTTGTTGCCGCGGGTGAAACACTCGGCGTAACGCACGGCCACGTCGACGTCCTGGAATGCGGTCACCCGCACGCCGCCGGACTTGTCGAGGGCGTAGGGGTTCACCTGCAGAGTCAGGCTTCCCCACATGCCCATGATCAGGGCATTCCACACGCCGAAGAACACGTCGCCGGCCGCCACCTGGTTGGACCGGACCACCGGATAGCCGTTGACGGTGCCGCCGGGCTCCAGCACGAACTGAGCTTCAGAGCCGATCTTGCTGGTGGTCTTAAACGCCCCGTAGCGGGTGGAGTTGGTGAGGTAGGCCATCGCGCCAATGTCGGCGTTATCGGCCGCCACCTTCGTCTCCATGCTCACCAGCTCCGCATACGTGGGGCTGTCGGCGCCGAAATCCTCGGTGTTGATGCCGGTGGTGTTCCGCAGGCCCAGCGGTTGGCTGCTGCTGCCCGTGCCGTAGAGCGCTGCACGGTCGATCTCGAGCGCCATCACGGTGCTCAATTCGCTCCTCACCATCGACTCCACATCGATGGAGCTCTGCAGCATCAGCTTTCGGCTGAACTCAGTGAACGCGCCCAGGGTCTTCGGTGTCATGTTCACCTGGCCCACGGTCGGATTCGACTCGGTGGGTTCACCCTTCTCCGCCACCCAGTAGGCAGTGGCGCCGGTCAGCTGCTTGGGGATCGCCACCGGTCCTTGCAGGCCGGTCAGCGTGGTCACGCCCAGGCTGCTCAGTGCCAGCCGGTTGCGCAGCAGCTCGATGAACGAACCAGGCCGGGCATCGGTGAAGACCAGATCACCAGCCGCCGATGCCGTCGCAACGGTCAGATCACGACGCAGCACGTCATGGGGAACATGGAATCCATCTCGGGCCATGCCCATCCGCTCGGCGGTCGCCTCGCTCACCTCACGTTCGAACGCTGCAGCCTCCTGCATCGCCCGATCCTGCGGGTAGGCCATGGCGCGGATCGCCTTCACGAAGCTGAAGCTCCGGGCCTCCTTGTCGCTCAGGCCGATGTCAGCGCCGCCCGCGATCGGCTGCGCCTGAGGCTGAGGCTGAGCAGAGCCAGAAGCCTTCGGCGTGGCGGGTTGCTTGGCACGCCTCGACAGTTCGGCGAGCACCTGGGACTGAGCATCAGCGACGCTCACGCCCCGCTCGATCAGATCCTGGGTCAGCGGCTCACAGGCGTGCTCACGGGTCATGGCGGTGATGCTCGCCACGCGGGTGCGTTCCTCGGCCGCAGCCTCAGCCCGCACCGCCGATAGGTCGGGGGTGTTGGTGTCTTCCATGGGTTGGGGGGAAGGGGTGGGGGTGGCTGCGGCCGAGGCCTGGGCCGGGGTGTCGGTATCGAGCGCTCGCCCGATCCCGACGGTCTGGTCGGTTGGAACGCTCACGATGCTGACTTCGTAGGGCTCCCACGAGGTCGCGATGATCGCGTCGTCTGCGCCAGGCTTTGCGTCCCTGATCAAATAGCCGACGCTCACATTCCGGAGGATTCCGTCCTGGATGTCGGCGACAATCTGAGAAGCAAACTCGTTACGGCTGAATCGAACGCGGGCCATCCCGCGCTGTTTCTCGCCGTCAATCCATGCACGTTCGACCACGCCGATCACACGGTCGAAATCATGGTTGAACAGCACCGGGGCGCCATCGTTCATGCGCGCCAGGTTCACGGCGTCGGCCTGGTGGCTCAGCACCTCCTGCCCGAACCACCGGGAGACCGGCATTTCAGACGAGAAAGGGAACTCGATGGTCCGGTCTTCCCCCACACGGAAGTCCACCGCTTCGAAACGGCGAAGCTCCTGTTTCTGGAGGTCGCGCAGATCCATCAGACGCCCGTGTCTGCGCCCATGCTACCGGCGCCTGTAACCCTAAGCAGTCGCAGAATCCTCGGCCTCATCTGCGGCGCTGTCTTCCGCTGGTTCCCCATCCTCAGCCGCGTCCCCGGACGGCAGCACCGATCCCGCCGGCCGCGCCTGCGTCAGGCCTGCCGCCGATACCTGCGCCGGATCGGTGTCGAGCACCAGGCCCAGGCCATCGAGCTGGGACTTCTCATTCGCCAGCGCCTGAATCGTGTCGTTCCAATCGCCGCCGCGGCTCATCACCACTTCCGCCCGGGTCATGAATCCATCCCGCACCGCCTCCCGATAGGCCTGGCCCTCCTTGGCCGGATCCACCCATTCCCACCCACGCGGCACCCACTTGGCCGCGTCCTCGAAGCGCTCCGGCGCCGCGTCGTAACCAGGCAGGCTCAGTTC